CACACGCATACACGTATGCCAAAACCCCACTATCCGCTAACAGTCCAAATTGGGTTACTCGTTGTTCAAGAGAATAACGCACAGTTGTTTTGTAAATGTTAGCTAAACAACTAACAAATGTAGTGTTTGGTTTGGGAACTATTTTTAGAGACCTCTCTATAACCTTTTTCATAATATTGAATTCTTCATCAAAGACGTATGGTTCTGTAGTTTCGTCAGGGTGTGCCCGCAGATAGATTTTGAATATTTGTGAACCATTTGGCGTTGTGTGGTATAATTCTAATTTGGAAGAAAGGCGATGTTTATCGTATATGAGGATAAAATACACATTTTTCATAACGGTCTTACCATAATGGCGAATAAATCGGTCTACATTCAATATGTCTTCGATTTCTTCTTCCGAATGGCTTATATACACGCCCATTTTGAATGGTCCATTCGCTAAAGAAGAACGAGCCAGTTCGCTACATTTTTTATAGTATGCATAATCTTTGTTGCCCGCGTTTACCTCATCATTTGTGTGATCGAGCAGTATATTCGATAATCGCGATATATTCCAGTCAAAAATATGATTGTTTGAATTATCAGAATTATCAGAATTCTCGTCTTGTAGTCCCATTCGGTTTAATATCCCACTTTTCGTACATGTGTATCCCAAAGAGAAGCATTCGTATTTTGTCTGATTCATAATAAATGTCTATATAGAGAATGAACCCAGTTTTTATTATCTTTTCATTGATAAAAAATTGATTCTTTTTTTCCACAAAATATAATGCAGTATAAATCACTCTCGTCAAACACACTACAAATGACTTATAAACGCGTTCTAATTTTCGATGTTGAAACCACCGGTCTTTTACCAAAAGGCTTCTCCCAAAACTATTTGAAACACTATCCGATACACAATCTGCCGTATGTGGTTCAACTCAGTTATCTGGTGTATGACTTCTCTTCGAAAAGCATAGTAGAAATTTTCAACACCTATGTTGATGCTCCTGTGGAAATCCCACCAGAGATAACCAAGTTGACCGGAATCAGCAAAAAAATGTGTCAAACACAAGGAATGGAAATGCGAGATGTCTTGAATAAGTTCTATCAAGCCTATATTGGATGCGATTGTATTATTGCGCACAACTTGGGGTTTGACCGGAATATGCTAATTATAGAGCTCGAAAGAAACCGGGAGAATTTTGCGACCGATGATGTGTTCAATCTGTTTGTCCCCTTATACAACCAAATGCTGAGCATTTCAATGTTATGCACGATGCAGATGTCGAAAGAATACTGCAATATTCAAAGGACAAATAGTGTAGGAACCTACCTGAAATTCCCTACACTCACGGAATTACACGAAAAGCTCTTCCAAGAAACCCCGCAGAACATGCATAATTCGCTGATGGATATATTCATATGTCTGAAGTGTTATTTGAAATTTCAGTTCAACCTGGATGTTCCAGAAGAAAACACAAGAAGAATCCACGATGAAATCGAAATGAGCACGTGTTCATCATAAACAAATAAACATACATAAACATACATAAACATACATAAACATACATAAACAATGCTCATTCTTGTAGGTGCGGGAGTTGTTTTATACGGTGTTATTGCGCGGTTGTCTTTCTCAATAATTGAGAACCCAGCAAACCGTCCTCCAAGTTTATATACAAAATCCAAATTGTACATCCATCCATATACACTTATGACCCGGACTATATAAAAAATTGATTCCTTTTTTTCATTTTATTTATAAGAATCATTAAAACCCAAAGAATAATTTTGAAGATGAAATTCACGTCAATCATTAACATCACTGTGAGAGACAACCAGAACAAATGCTCAGTGCAGTGCCGACATATAACTGCGAAAGTTGTCTTGAAACTCCGGTTGCATACACCGATTCTGAAGATGTCGCTTGAAGATGAACGCCATAGTCAGCGATAAAAAAGACAAACACCCGGCAGCTTGTTGTTGATTTCAAAAAAACCAAAAAAACCAAAAATCGAAAAATAAATAAAACATCGGTAAAAAATAATATTTATAAATTCATAAAAATTATTTTGTATTTTTTGTGGAGTCCTTCCCTTTTTTTGTGGAATCCTTCCCTTTTTTTGGAGGTTCCTCTTTTTTGGGAGATTTAGCCTTTTTTTCTGGAGGCTTCGTGGTATTGATCATTTTATTTATAGAATTTTTGAAGTATCGTAAAATCATAGACACGTATCCTAAAATCTCTACTACAATCAACAACAAGAACAAATATTTCACCCAACTGTATAAACTAACCCGAAAGTATCCTACATAAATCAAAATGAGACTGAAATAGGAAATGTCCAATGAAATGCCGTTCAATAATGTGTATAAGATGAAAAAGCATATTCCTAAATACAGAAATAATTTATGGACATCAAAATCCACTAAATATACGGATAATGAATCAAACATCTATATATTATGCTAAACACATTATGCTAAACACATTATGCTGAACACATTATGCTGAACACATTATGCTGAACACATTTCACAGATTTCATCTTCTTCGTTGTCTCCGTGTTTGGCCTTTTCCGGTTCAATCGTGAATTGTTGTGCTTGATGTCTTCCTCGTCTACGCAAGTAATATATACCTGTTTTTAATCCCTTTGACCAAGAGTGGAAATGCATCGACGTTAGGTTATTGTAGTTGGGGTCTTCCAACCACAAATTCAAACTCTGAGACTGGCAAATGTATACCCCTCTATCGGCGGCCATATCAACCAACTCTCTCATTGGAATCTCCCAAACAGTTTTATATTTATCCCGGATTTCTTGGGGAACCATATCCAGTTGTTGGATTGAACCATTATTGGCAATAATATTGTTTTTGATAGAGTCGCTCCACAAATCAAGCTTAATCAAATCCATCATCATATATTTGTTTGCCAACACAAACTCCCCAGCACCAGTTCGTCTTGAATAAATGTTACTGGTTATAGGTTCAATACATTCGTTGTATCCCAAAATTTGAGAAGTCGACGCGGTTGGCATTGGAGCAACCAACAACGAGTTCCTCAGACCGAATTGCTGGATTTTGGCCTTCATATCGGTCCAATCAAAGAATTCATTTGTTTGAGAGTGCTCCCATAAATCAAATTGTAAGATCCCCTCACTCGCAGGAGATCCCACAAAAGTCTCGTATGCGCCATCTCTTCGAGAAAGCTCATATGAACATTCTAATGCCGCGTGATAGATGGTCTCGAAAATCCTCTTGTTGATAGCCTTCGCTTTCATACTATAAAACGGCATATCCATCATAATAAAAACATCCGCCATACCTTGAACCCCGAGACCGATGGGCCTGTGACGCATATTACTCACACGACATTTATCTGTTGGATAAAAGTTTATATCAATAACGCGATTTAAATTGTTTGTAACCACTTTGACTACTTCGTGTAATTTACTATAATCAAACGTGGCATTTTCCGAATCCACAAATGTAGGCAACGCAATAGATGCCAAGTTGCATACTGCGGTTTCATTTTCGTCACTATACTCGATGATTTCTGTGCAAAGGTTTGAACTCTTAATAACTCCCACATTCTTTTGATTGGATTTACGATTACAAGCATCTTTGAATAACATATAGGGTGTTCCAGTTTCCATTTGAGCATCCAACATATGAAACCATAACTGTCTGGCCTTGATGGATATTCTACCCTTTCCAGCTGCTTCGTAAGATTCGTAGAGTGTGTCGAATTCATCGCCGTAAACATCTGCTAACCCGGGACATTCATCGGGACACATTAGGGTCCAATCGGCGTTTGCCTTTACGCGCTTCATAAAGAGGTCTGGAATCCACAACGCGTAAAACAAATCGCGCGCCTTCAATTCTTCATCACCGTGATTTTTACGCATCTCCAAAAATATTTCTATGTCTGCATGCCACGGCTCCAAATAAATTGCGAAACTGCCGTTTCTTCTTCCGCCTCCTTGATCAATGTATTTTGCAGTATTATTGAAAACTTTCAGCATAGGAACTATGCCGTTAGATTTTCCGTTGGTTCCGCGAATATGCGACCCAGAGGCGCGAATATTATGGATATGAAGCCCGATTCCGCCAGCCCATTTAGAGATATTGGCACAGTCTTTGAGTGTGTTGTATATTCCATCGACGCTGTCGGATTCCATCGCTTGTAAAAAACACGATGACAACTGAGGTTTAGGGGTTCCGGCATTAAACAAAGTAGGAGTAGCGTGTGTGAAATATTTTTGGGACATTAGGTCATAGGTTTCTTTCACGCGGTCTAAATCATTACCGTGAATTCCAATACTCACACGCATCCACATATGCTGGATGCGTTCTACAATAACCCCGTCGACTTTCATCAAATATGAACGTTCGAGAGTCTTGAACCCGAAATAATCTATCAAGTAATCTCTGTCATAGCAAATCATAGATTCTAATGTGTCTGAATGTTCGCGTACAACGGAATACAGTTCATCTGAAATCAGGGGACAAATCAACCCGTGTTTATCTTTAAAGTTGGATAATTTTGTCATCGTAGTTGCAAATGTCGTATTTGTATTCTTTTGATGGTTGGAAATGATGATACGGGCACACAAAATATTATAATCCGGGTGGGTCGATGCTAATGCTGCGCACTGTTCTGCGGTCAATTCGTCAATACGTTCTGTGGAAATTCCATCATACAGTTGGTCAATTACCTTTATAGCGAGTGCAGTATAATTTAACTTTAGGTCCACCTCTTTTCCAATGCGTTTCATTCTTCGCAAAATCTTATCGAAAGATACTATTTCTAATTGCTCGTTTCGTTTCATTACATTCATTTCATCGTTAAGATGCACTGTTCCCAAATATGATGATGGTAATGGAGATGTCATGATAATAATACTAAAAATATTATAAACGGTTTATATGCTTTTTTATGTTTCATTATTATATATTATGTCTTCAAATACAACATTAATGAGCCTTTTCCAATTGTGCACAACCGTCAAGGGGGTTATGGACCCTCAAACAGATTCAAGCAGTAATTTTATCCTAAATATGGTCGAAGAACTTGTCGAGAGCAAACTCGATGATTATTTAGAACATATTTTAGATACAAGTGAAATAAATCCACTAAAATCTTCGAAGGATATCATCAAAGAAGCTAAGGAGAAAATGAAGAAATCCAAGGAGAAAGTTGAAGAAAAGATCGAAGAAGTAAAAGGAAAAATCGAAGAGAAGGTCGAAGAGAAGCTCGAAGAAGTAAAGGGCCAAATTGAAGAGAAGGTCAAAGCGGTCGAAGAAGTAAAGGGCCAAATTGAAGAAAAGGTCAAAAAGATTGAAGAAGTAAAGGGCCAAATCGAAGAAAAGGTCAAAAAGGTCGAAGAGATCGAAAAGAAGGTCGAAGAGAAGGTCGAAAAGAAGGTCGAAGAGAAGGTCGAAGAGAAGGTCGAAATAGTCAAACAAGATGTGAAAGAAATAGTATCTGCACCAGCCAATACAAAAGAGGCTAAAGTATAAACAGTCAACCTTGTTTTATGATATTTAATTGCTTAGTGAATACAAATCTTTCATGATACATCGTCCGCCTCTTGATATTGCACGATAAACAAGCGATTTCCAGATTACCGTAATTGTGACCAATTGAATTATCTAAACGTTCTAATGTCCACTGTTTGGGTTCACGCACATATTCGTAAAATAATTCCACAGTATTCAAACAATAAAAACACTTCAGAGACGATTTTTCGAATAAATGGAGGATTCCTGAAAGGTCTATAAACTGGGTTTCGTTGAAAATCTTTTTCTCAATATCCTGTGTTTTATAGCCGTAGATTTTTTGATTAATTTGTTGGAGAAAGAGTCGTTGATTTTCTCGCAAGAGGTCTTTATTGGTTGTGTTGAGGTTATCAAACAATAAAGAAGTATCCTTATCCAAGGAGTTCCATTTAGTAGTACTTGTGATTTTACGTTTTAACTTCTCCTTTGATTGTTGACGATTCCCCGTTTTAGCCGTCTTTTCGTGTAAATCAACTACAATAATTTTTGTAGAACTCATATAATTATAATTTAAGAATATAATAAATATATTGATTAAATGAGATAAACATAATTCATTAATTAATATAGAGAATAAACTGTTATATAATGTTTTCTTCAAATGAAAGCACATCAAATAATGACCCAAGTACCACTAGTGAAAAAAATGAACCAAACACTACTGAACAAAATGATACTACGTACAACAAATATAGTAAATACAAAACAGCCCCTCAATCTATCCAGAAGGAGATGGGTATGGAAGATTTAGATAAAATTTTGGAGCACGAACAAAACAATAACAAAAGTGAAAATTGGAACAAACTGGATAAAACTCAAAAAATTCACAAACTAAATCAATATTCAGACAAGTATGGGAGAGAAAAGAATCTACAGGCGAGTGAAATAAAAATTCTTAAAATGTTTTTTAAGGATTCTTTGAATAAAAACAAGTTGCAGAAATCGAAGGACCTCCAATACGACAAAGAAAAAGGCGAAATATCAAACATCCCATCATTATTGTTTAACCCTATAAACCGTCTATATACCCTCAAAAATATGGACCCTAAACGTGTATCTACGGTTAAATGTTTACATAAGAATAAAAAAGAGACCACTGAAACAAAAAATTGATTGAATTTAAAAACATTTATAAATATGGTATATACTATATTTATAACCCAATTCATAATTATGGAAAATCATAGAACACAATCTACACAGACCGTTGATAGTGGTCCCATTAAATCATATTTGTGTGAAAACTGTAGCAAAATCCTGAATGTGGATGGTAGCGCGGATGGTAGCGTGGATGGTAGCGTGGATGGTAGCGTGGATGGTAGCGTGGATGGTAGCGAGGATGAAGATAAAAGCCTCTTTCAGAAATTGGACGAAATAGACATTGAAGAATTGGAGCATACTTGCGAATTGTATGTTTTAGAATACATTGAACACAATCTGGTGTCTTTTTCCAAAGGAAATTTCGACTCTGAAATTGTCGACAACGTATCACACACAATATATCAATCATTTAACGATGGTGGATTATTCAAAGAAGACGACTTCGACGAATTATACGAATATGTTAATAGTATTTGTCTTCATACATTACGAAGTGTAGAAATACCATCCTATTACGAAGAACATATTCAAACTCACGACACAAAGAGTGTATCCGCCGAAGATATACAACGGCTACATACCAGCACTTTCAGAATCCCACAAAGTGTTGCGGCGAAAAGTCCTCACCTCTCTCAATTCACAGATGTAAAACAGCGAACGAATGAGTGGTACGAATTGCGTCATAATATTTTAACCGCCAGTAATATTTGGAAAGCATTTTCAACAGAATCTCAGCGCAACAGTCTCATATATGAAAAATGTAGTCCATTCATTCCTCGGGCAACGGAGAATATTTCTGTAAACACAACATCTCCATTACATTGGGGTGTCAAATACGAGCCTTTGACAACAATGATGTATGAAAAAGAGAACAACACAGTTATAGATGAATTCGGTTGTATACAGCATCCTATTTACGATTTCTTGGGCGCTTCTCCAGATGGAATAAATACTAAGGCAGGGAATTTGTATGGGCGTATGGTGGAAATCAAAAACATTGTAAACCGAGAAATATCCGGAAGACCCAGCGAAGCATACTGGATACAAATGCAGTTACAAATGGAATGCTGTAATATAGATGTATGTGATTTTGTTGAAACGCGATTCAAAGAGTACGAAACTGAAGAAGAATTCTACGGGGAGTGTGATACTACACGACAACGGGGAGTAATTCTTCATTATATCGATAAGAATCTCGTGAATTCCGGTGTGCCCCACTACGAATATATGCCTCTGGAAACCACCATAACTATGGAATGTATTGCCAACTGGGTAAGTAGTAAAAGTTTGGAGCTCAAAGGAAAATATGTTTTATACGAAAAAAAATACTGGTATTTAGACCAATATATGTGTGTGAGTGTCCGCAGAAATCGTATGTGGTTCCAGGAAGCAATCGAAAAAATGGATGATGTATGGAAGACTATCGAAAAAGAACGCCTGGAAGGGTATCAACACCGTGCCCCTAAGAAAAGAATCAAACAAAATACTACATCAGCACCAGTCGTAATCAAACTTGACACTGAATCAGTATGTAATATTGTGTTGGATGAAGTGATCTAACATATCCCACAAATAAATATTCAATTACACGTCTAAATATGTGCCTCACTAAGGTCTGAATCAACCATATCTCCATAATTTTGTCTGAGAAATTCGGCGAATTTTTTTCGTGAATGTGACCCACGATTTTCAACGAACCACTTGCGAGAATTGTAATTTGATGATGAACTGGTAATCCTGTTTATACCCTGGGAAATGGTATGTTCATTTGTAAAGAATTCACCGGTTTCGCCTGGGATCACATTGTGCCATCCGCCTAAAATATTTTCATTCACCAATACTGGTATATCATAACAAAGTGCCTCTGTAATAACTCGCGGAGATGCGTCCGCTATATTAGGAACGAATAGAAAACGACATTTTTGCATAGTTTTCTGAAATTCGTTGAACTCCATAAACGGAACAAATTTGATTTTGTTTTCGCAGATGTCGGTAATCTTACAATTTGTTCGTCCAACGATTAAACCAGATAAATTGTGGGTTGAACACATCACTTTCAAACATTTTTTTGCGAGTTCCCAGTTGCGATTATAACTCTGCCACCCAGGTTTGCACGTATCATTATCGTCTAAACACACATACATAAAGTCATATTCCTTCTTGATACTTTTATCAGGGACGTATTCGTCGGTGTCTTTCATATCCGCTTCGGTTAGCTGTAAAAGGGGAATATTCGCGGTTTTCATATTTGTTGATGGTTCTCTGGTACAGTATACCCAGGAAGACACCATTTTCAAATAATCGTGATTCTGTTTTTCGTGAAAACGGTCTTCGTATGGATTGAATATTTTTTCGGGGAAATTTAAGTAACTCGAAATTCCAACAAACCCCAATCCATCTGATTTATACTTCTGATATAATTCTTCGTGGGATTCATCTCTAAATGGCGCGGAAATCGCAATAATATTCATTTTCTCTCCTTTCTGGTCTTTAATATTCTTAAACGGGAAATCTACACTCGGAACTTTCGAAAACCCCTCGACACATCTCTTGACGATATAATCATACAAATAAAATCCTAAAACTACAATCAAAAGTATTATAAGGGTGAATCGAAGCCTCTTCCAAATATTCAGTTTCATTTATAATATTTGCTGAAAAAAAATCATACACAATATATGCGTGTATGATTTTTTCTTTTTTTTCTTGTTTTTCGTTTTTGATTTTTTGGTTCTGGTTGTAATAGAATCAGGGCGCAAATGCCTCTGACCCCTTACATTGAGGTCGATGCTGTTTGTAATTATCACGTTGACACTCTGTACTACAATAGTATGCGCACAAACACCGAGCACATGTGTAGAGTCTAATAAAGTCGGATTTCTCAACATTGCAATTTTCACATTGCTCGATTGGCTTTTTAAGCGTTGTTAGTATTGTCGTTTCCATTGTTGTTGTCGGTTTTATATCATACCCACAATTCTACTTTTTATAATCAATTTTTTAATATACGAATATTTCATACAATATGCCATCGTGTGGAGGGGGAGTGGAAGGGATGGTATATCTAGCGGGAGGGTCGGGTGTGTGTGTTATCGTTTATAAACGGACTTCCTAATTTTACTGGACTTTCGATATTTTTTATTTCTTTTCTTGTAAGTGCGTCGTTTCTTGTTTTTTCGACCTCCGGAAATAGAACAATTATCCGAAGAACAATCAGTATCCCGAGATGGTGTTGTAGGGGTTGTTCTTGTTTGTTGTTGTTGTTGTTGTCTTTTTAGGTATTGGTTGAATGTTTTTGTACTGGGACTTTGTCGAGTTTGTTGTTGTTGTAATTTTTGTTGTTGTTGTAAGTTTTTTAAGGGATTCAACATATTTTATATTTCTATTTTCGAGTATATAAATATAAATAGATTTATACAAGTCCATTAATATAATTTATCAATGATTCCGGTTCATTCTTTTGTTCAAAATCGGCTGAATTCTTTTTACACTTCGCAAAAAGTGCCGAATCTGATTTTTCACGGTCCTTCTGGAACAGGGAAACAGACCATCGTCCACAATTTTCTGAAACAGCTGTATGATGATGACAAAACCAAAATGAAATCAAACATAATGATTGTTAATTGTGCACACGGTAAAGGAATAAAATTCATTCGCGACGAATTGAAACAATTTGCTAAATCCAACGTTCAGTTCAACAAAGGTGTATTGTTTAAGACCATCGTGTTATTGAATGCGGATTATTTAACGAATGACGCACAATCAGCGTTGAGACGGTGTATTGAATTGTTCACATCCAACACTCGATTTTTCATAGTTCTCCAAAACAAAAACAAACTATTGAAACCGATATTATCCCGATTTTGCGAAATCTACATCCCAGAGTATGTAAACGATGAAGGGTCCGTAACAAATCTACATAAAGTTAATTTATCTTCGAAGTTCCCTGACACAAATTTTCAAGATAAATTCGCGAAAATTATGGAAGCCGAAGTTCTACATTTAGACAAAGAGAAACACACTCTCTCATTATTCATCGACATTTCTACTAAATTATATGGATTAGGATATTCTGTGTTGGATCTCATACATTTTATCGAGGACAAAAACATATTTGACAAACACAAAACCATCAACACCATTATCCATTTTCATAAAATAAAATCGGAATATCGATGTGAAAAACTCCTCTTAATAACGATATTTGACTTTGCATTTTTACAATAGTATTAAGCGATGCGTTGTAATTGGAGACAAATAATCTAAGGAAAATGTAATATTAAATGGACGATTTTGTTATCGCTAACTTGCACGAGGCCAAAAATGAATGGTGTAGTCGTTTGGTATCTACGTTCACACCTTTGGTTACAGAAGGAATCCGTTCGATGTTTAATGAAGCGTGGAAGATATGCATCGATACCGATGAAATAGGAAAATACTTGATGACCTTTCAAAACTTATTGTCACGAGTGCCAAAATGGAATGCCATTATTATCGAAGAAGAACGCAAGCGTATTATAGAAAGAAGCGGATGTAATTATTTAGAAGACTTGATTACTTGTGTCCATATTATTCAATTAAAAGTTCTTACGTGTATACGAGTGGGCAACAAACAAAAACAAATCGACATCTCCATACCTAAATTGGACAACTTCATTCATAAGGTTTATATTCACGTTGCGCGAAAGGTTTATATGAATGTTTATTTGTTTGAGAAGAATATCACGCCACTACAAACGCAAAAACACAACCGTGAATTGGAAATCATCGTACAAGAATGTATTTTAACGGCTATCCGCGAGTCGATTCCAACAGAAGAAATCATCCGGGCTTATATGGATGAATCTGTTGAGCACGAAGAAGAGGTTGTAATCGAGAACATCGAAGAACCTGTGGTTGTTTCTCAGGAAGAGAATAAAGAAGACGGCACTAATACCACCGAAAATACCGATAAAGAAGAAACATCAGAAGTAGAGAAGTTCCCCGAGGCGAAAACCGAAGAAATACCCGATGTAGTCCCCACAATAAAGAATATCGACGAAGAACCGGTGATCACTCGATTAGAGTTCAATGATTATGATAGTGTGTTAGAAAAGGACGACCGTATTGAGACGGTTTCAGCGCCCAAGACGGTTGAACGTCTTGAAACAATTAGTGTTGAACGCAACTTACAGAGGAAATTGGAGGAGGAACAGGAAGACGATGATGAAAAACTGAAAATAGGAACAGATGTAGCCCTTGACAATTTGGATTTTATGGATATAAGCAAGGCAGATGATTTTGTTTCTTTAGATGATATTGTAGAATTGAAGTAATCGATTCGTAAAATTTTTCCATTTTTATTATGACGATTTATTATTAAAAATGGAGAACCTTTTTTTATTTGCCTTCTTGACTACGATTCTGTTTTGTTTAGTGAAAATTGTAGAGATGAAATACATCGAAAAAGAGCTGAAACCGTTGAAGTTTATTGTGCGGGACGCAGTTGCCGTATTCGTGTGTTCTTTGATTGCGTCATATTCGTATTTTTATATGAACGATTCGTTCACGGACTTTATGAATGTTGTTACAGAAAATAAGTCGCTGAATTTAGATTCCACTCAAATTTTCACAGACACACCTAATTTCTAAAGAGATAAAGGAAGAAAGTTATCATATTGATATTTACATCTATATGATATTATGTGGCTCAAACATATGATGGAATTTCATCGATGTCTATGATGGTTGTGTCGATTTCCATATCCAGTATATCTTCGTCGGAACTCAAAACAAAATTCCGGAACATTGGTCGGGACAATTGATTTTTAGGAGTGTGTTTGTGAACATTCCGTGCGATCATCTTGTATAATTTGAAATCCGGATATCGTTCATCACCATTGGCTTTGTATAAAATATTTTTATTATTATCGTCAGATACCCATTCTAAAATAAGCTTTTGGATTTCACTTTGTTCTTTCACCGGAATCACCGGCACCGTATCAAACACGAAATCAAATATGGAGCACCCCAAGCGACATATATCGAAAGACATGTTTGGTTCTAATCGAGGTTTTGATGAATTGAAATAGGGTTCGCAATTATACTGAGAAGATGCGTCGCCAGTTTTATCGAAGCTATCACTACACAATATTTGCCCTTGAAATTTATAAATCGACCTACCAAAATCAATGATTTTATAGATGCGACCATACGTTGGAACACGGTAAACAACACCTTCGAATTTGTAATATAAGTATTTTTGCTCGGTAACCATATACATTATGTTATTTGTATGAAGGTCATTATGTGTAAACTGGAAAGCTTTCTGATAAGTTAATAGAGACATTATTACTTGAAATAATGCTGAAATAATTTCGTCTTCAGTAATTATTTTGTTTGAAAATAAATCATCTATTGTTCCTTGACAAGATTCCAAGAATATCATTTGTGTCGGAAATTCTTTGATGTATGCATACATCTCATTGTCTTCTTCATCGCTATCTTCTTCGTCGCTACCACCTTCATCACTACCATCTTCTTCGCTATCATCTTCATCACTACCATCTTCTTCGCTATCATCTTCGTTATCTGTGTCAGAATGTTCGCTGTCTGATTCTGTGCTATTTGATGACGTTTCGGTGCGAGTAGAATTGTTCGAGTTTTCGTAACAAAGTTCACTTGGGACATCCTGTATGGCGCCGTCCACTGGCAATTCATCGGTTTCGATGGTTTCTATTTCATCTATACTTAAACATTCGCCGATTTCTAATTTTTGTTTATTGCTTCGTGAACCGGTGTTAACATACGGAGTATCCGTTTCGTCAAAAACATATTTAATATTGTTTGTCTCATTAAAATGGTCTGATTGTAATAGATAGTCTAAATCATCGCCGATGTTGAATTTAAAATGTTTTTGAATTCCCAGAAAACTACCATAGTAATCCAGAGAATTGGTGAAGTTGTGTGTATGAAGTAGTTGGGAGTTTAGATAATAGAAAAAGTTATCTACATATGAAGCATTATTAGAGTTATTTATTTTATTTTCGCAGACATTAGTGTCTTTCTGTGCGTCGTTCTTGTATAATGGAAGCTGATATGGCATATTATCATATTTTCCAATCAAATACTTTATCGGGTCCAACAAAGGAGAGAATTTGATGAATACCGGCGCTTTTGTATTTTCATTAGATTCTTGGTCGACGACAACACCTAAATCTTTTATTTGATATTTTTGGTTTAAGGTTATAGAATTGAAATTATTTTGGGTCATTTCGAAGAAGAGAGAATAAGTGGGATTGTAACTTTGTAATTGCGTGATTTCGAATGTCTGAAACTCTGTTGGTCCATTTTGTTCTTCATGTATGGTTTTCCAATTTTCCAAGTTTATGGGCTGAATCTGGGTATAGTTCAATTTAAATTTAGGAGTTCTCATATATTTCATAAAAACATATTATAATGTAGGTTTTAACGGAGTAGGTTTATATTGACTAAATAATTTGTCTATGAGATATATAAAAAATAGGAAATGACACTTGAATTAAAGAAATTCGATATGAAATCTATTACATTCAATCCAAATGAGTCTAAAGCTCCGGTAATTATTCTGATTGGTAGAAGAGATACTGGAAAATCCTTTTTAGTTCGAGACCTTTTATATTTCCATCAATCGGTTCCCATTGGAACAGTGATTTCGGGAACAGAGGCCGGTAATGGATTTTACGCTGCTCACGTTCCGAAATTATTCATACACGAAGAATACAACACTGTATTGATCGAGAATGTTTTGAGGAGACAAAAGATGGTCCTGAAACAAATAAAGAAGGAAAAGGAATTATATAACAAGTCGTCAATAGACCCTCGTACATTTTGTATATTGGATGATTGTTTGTATGATAATTCTTGGGCTAAAGATAAGTTAATGCGACTGTTGTTTATGAATGGACGTCACTGGAAGGTTATGTTAATCATTACGATGCAGTATCCTTTAGGTATACCTCCGAACTTGAGAACCAATATAGATTATGTATTCATTCTGAGAGAACCTTATATGACAAATAGAAAACGTATTTGGGAGAATTATGCCTCGATGTTTCCTACACTTGAGTCGTTTTGTTCTGTAATGGACCAAACCACGGAAAATTATGAATGTTTAGTCATAAATAATAACACTAAATCTAATAAACTCAATGACCAAATCTTTTGGTACAAGGCTGAGAACAGACCTGCTTTCAAATTGGGAGCGAAAGAATTTTGGGAGATTTCCAAGAGTATGGACTCTGATGATGAAGAACAGTACGACCCTTCTAAAGCTAAGAAGAGGTCATCCGGACAACAAATCACAGTGAAGAAAAATAAGTGGTAACATTCTCGACCAACCTTAATGTGTGAATATTCATATATGATTATATGTGAATATTTATGTTAGATATGTTAGATGTATGTGTTTTTGTTTTTGATTTTTCTATATACCATATTTTGGGTCTATTTACATAGGACCGGCCATACGAAGACCACCGGCAACACCAGTACCGATAGCGAATGAAGCGCCTTGTCTGGCACCGGCACCCATGGATGGAATGAACACGTCCAACACACTAAATGTGGCAGCGGCCATAAGGGCAATGACAATGATCTCCTCAACGTTGAGAGACTTCTTAGGAATCACGTAGGCAGCGATGGCAACGATGATACCTTCAACAAGATACTTGATGATTCTTTTTGCGAGTTCGGTTAAATCGAAGGATCCGGACATTTACAATATATATTATATGAAAACAAAAAAAAATAGCAATTTGTGTTTGAGATATATATATCGACAAAATCAACTTAAATAACTTTCATAATTATTCAATATAGTTAAACATGTCTGGATTCGAGCGTAAAGTATTGGAAAACGGTCAAATTAACCCCAATTATATTGATTTATGTGACGAGGATACCCCTATTGCTGGTCAAAAATTCGCGTGCTTGTCATTCATTTCTCCGGAAAAGGTTCTAAAACAAAGAGAATTGTTTCTGTTTGAAGAATTCCTAAAGCAATGGGATTTCAAAAAGTCTATGGATAAGTTTTTTGATTTCATTCACTTTATTTCATACAAATATGGATTAGATGTGGAATCCTTGATTGCCGATTATACAGAGTTTATCAAAGATGAAGGCGCTAAACTTAGAGAGCAAGGCGTCGAAGACGATTACAAGAATTTCTTGGATAAAAATGAGGATTCGTTGAACGCTAAATTTCAGAAAGAGAACAACTTCCAAACCTCTGTTCGCGGATTGAAAATCCGTGGTGTATTTCCCACCCAAGAAGAGGCCGAATTGAGGTGTAAGAAAATCCGCGAGTCTGACCCGAATCACGACATCTTGGTTGGACCCGTTGGTCTATGGTTGCCTTGGGACCCTGACGCATACAAGACCCAACGTGTGGAGTTTATGGAAGATGAACTAAACCAACTACACAGCGAGAAAATGAAGAATGAATCTAAAGCCAAGGAAGAGTTCGAGAATCGTGTGAAGGAGAGTAAGCGAAAGGCGATTGAAGACAATATCAAGAAGGCCGAGAAGAGCGGCAATGTTCTTACACAAACAATCGACGATCAGGGTAATCTTGTAGGTGTCACCGAGACCGTCGATTTCGATCAACGCGAGTCGACCACTGAAGAGGAAACAAAAAAATATAATGAGGAATTGGCACAAAAGACACAAACACAACCTTAACTAACGCGCTCCATTTTTTTTGAATAATTACACATCAACCAACTCCAGACCAACATCTCTGGCAACAACGGCATGGTCGCTTTTTCTGAGAAAGTCGCCAATATAAATCGAAACACAACTATAAGTCACGGCGATTTCTTTGAACGCGGTGTCTGCATACTCATAAAGAGTGTCTATTTCTTTGAGTATATTGATTATTTCTTGCGGGTCATCGGCGCGATTGTTTATCGCATCTATGAGCCTATATATGATATTTGTGAACGATGTCACCACGAGTTGGAATACATTCGCCACTTCTCTATATTTTTGGTGCTTTTTGTCAGACCGCTGGATTTTCATCTTGTATTCTTTTTCTGAGATTTTGTTCTGCATAAACTCTATGCGCATGTCTTGGTGTTTGATATCATTGCCGACATCATAACGTGGGATTTCCACTTGACGAATGTGTATAGTTAATCGTATGTTTCTCTCAAGCATAGCCTCGACATTTTTCAAATACGGAACATCTCCTGTGCGAATTTTCAGCCGGATATGATTGATCATATAATGGTTTAGTTCTTCGGCGCAATTGTTTGGCGGATGCTGCGCATTCTGCGGATTCGCGTCGCCATTTTGACGCATATATTCATAATAATGTGGATTATGAATATTATGTTCTACACGACCGGTTCTGAAACTGAACCCGACGTGACACTGAGTGCACCACATTTGGTCGCATCCATCTATCTTGTATATTCCAAACCCACAGCTTGGACAAGCTTTAGTGTCTCTTGCGAGCAGTTTTGCCGTTGCCACATTGTTTGGGTCACACGTGTGTTCACAATCTTTATTTAATCCCTTGATTTCGTGGCATTCTGGGCAAGACCATTTGTCACACACCCCACACTTCCACTGACTACTCAGGAACCCTCGACAGACTTCATCGGGACAAGCTCTAACAAAGTCGGCTCGTTGCTTTGACGCCCCTTTACCTATGTCGGTTCGTAGCACGCGTTGTCTCTCGGAAATGACTGATTGTTTTACACGAAGCCGTCTTATAGCTCGTTCTAATTCCCATTTATCTTTTTCTATTGTATCAATTTCTTTGTATTTACCGATAAGAACTTGTGTCGCTGGAAACAACGCACGCTCTTTATCAAACAAAATGTTTTCTCTGTGAGTTTTCAAAGTGTTGGCGATGAAGGATTTCGTCATTTGGTCGGTTAGATACTTACGAGTCCACTCTTTGCCACAATTGGGCGACATACATTTACTAATGCTTTCCGACAGGAACCATCGTTGCCAACAACTCCTACACGCATCGAAATCGCAAAAGCAACACTCGATTTTTGATCGAGTGAATTTGGTGAATTCTTCTCCGCAAATAGAACAGTCTGACATTTGTATAATATGTATTATTGTGCTAATCTATTCATACATAAAAATATAATCAATTTTTTGTATTACCCATTTTGCGGAGATCTTTCGATTTTTCTAAATAGTCCTCGCGAAGGGTATTACACCCACCACAATGGTCTTCGTTCGTCAAATCCACTTTCTTCAGACATTTATCATCCGTTGTCAACGCCCATCTCCCCAACATTAGTCGCTTTATTGGTTTGAAATCGAAATTGGAGGGAACATTTACACCCATCTTTTGAAAATACTGCAACAACTTCATTTGCTAGTATTCCGGTTAAATATTTATATCTTTTCATAAATATTTATTACTCAGTCATCCGTTATTACTCAGTCATCCGTTATCACTCAGCCATCCGTTATCACTCTAAACGGTTGGAAAAAATTCCCAGTCGAGGTCGTGACAAACCTTCTTCCATATCATATCTTGATCCAGTTGTTTCTCCCTATCTTTCATCATTGGTATATACGGCAAATACTGTAATTGGTCTAACAACGTACACAATTGATATAATGTGTATGTGTAATTAAAAAAATTCGTGCGACTTGCCGGACAATGAACCGCCCACGGCTTTTGTATTTCGATAAACAATACACACAACGTTTCATGCAACTCTTCATTCATAATCGGCGGTTTGATCCCTAATGTGGAATTTATATATTGGATGTGCTCGAAATATTTATTCAATCCCAGTTTACGCAATATTTCGCGCATTTTATCATAATTGATTTCCTTGTAATCCTTTATACGTTCCTTCTTTA